AAATGTTATACATGAAAGACTGGGAAAAATTTGATTACTTGTATAATAGAGTTAATGATATCATAAAAGATTATGACAGAGACTTTGATAATGCTATGGAAGAAGGTGAAAAAGAATGGAGAGAATACATAGAAGTTAAAGAAATGCTTAACATGAAGAGAGGAGACCCATATGCCGAAGGAACAGGTTAAAAAGAAACCAAGAAACTATTGGATAACAAGTGGTTACGAAGGCGTAGAAATACTTGTGCCAATGGATGACCAAGACAGTTATGCTGTGCTTGATGAAGACGCAGACGAAGTGCTGCATGGAGAGAGTGACGAAGAAATAACAAACAGATTATGGAGGGATGAATGGAAGAAGTAGATAATCTTATTGTTCATGTTCCAACCAAATTAAAATATTGGGAGGATGAAATGGTGGAAGCAGATTTCTTAGGAGAAGAAAAAAGATATCATCATGCAACAAATATGTATCTAAGATTTAAAGAGTTAAATGATATAGGAGTAGAGTATGAGCCAAAGTTTTAAAAAGGGAAACAAGAAGTTTGATATTGACTTAAAGTATGGACAGATACGAGAAGACAAAGTTAAAGATATGTTTTCTAACGCACAGATAGAAGTTAAATCTGAAAGGAGTTGGTGGAAGAAAACAGGAAACATAGCAATAGAGTATGAGTATAGAGGTAAACCAAGTGGTATCTATGCAACGACTAGTGACTTCTGGTTTCACAGATTAGAAGGTAACAAAGAAGAATTTTGTACACTTGTTTTTAGAACATCCATTCTTAAAAAGATTGTGGATAAGTACAAGGATAAGTTAACAAAAGATGTTGGCGATAATAAGGCAAGTAAGTGTGTGCTTATTCCTATCAAAGAAATATTTACTGAGGAGTTTTACAGTTATGTTTAGTGAGATAGAAGAAATAAAAGATACACTTAATTATGTTGATGATAATTGGAACGATGAAAAATTTTCTGACATATGGCAAGAAGCAAATACTTTAGTAAAAGAAAGATTAACTAATACTGATTATCAATTTCTTGACATCAAAAGAAAAATGAACATACTCCATATCTTGTGTGTAGTAACACACATTAACAATATATATAGTATGTCAATAAATATTAATAAGTTTTTAGAAAATGTTGCTAAATTAAATTTTGTAGCTGCGGCAAATGGTATCAAACTACAAATAAATAACAGTAATAAAACACATTTAGCAAATCATATGTCAAGAATGATAAAAAATATTTAAAAAAAGTTCTTGACTTTGAAATCATTATATGATATAATATAGTTTTTATAAACTAAATAACTATGTTAAAGTATTTTAATTATTATTATTATAATATTAATATAATAATTAATAAAGATTTCGGACAGGTGTTTTGCAAGGCACTTGTTTCTACTGGCTGAACAACAATAAGCTAGTTGTAAGGCAAACTTTTGGATGAGTATGGACAAATGTCTGAGGGGTCTGGGGGTTGTACTTAGTAGCGTTATCTCATAAGGTGGATAGCTCGTGGAAGGTTGCAGGTAAATCCATAAGTCCTGCGTAGAAGACCGAAACATTTTTATCTTGACAATAAACGATTGTTATGATATAATATCTTCAATAATAAAAAAGGAGGGCAATATGCCAACAGTTGAAGGAAAAGCGTATTGGGCTAGTATTACTAGACCGAATACAACATTCGAACCTGTGTATCAAATCGACTTAGCTATCAGCGATGAGTCTGCTGAAAGTTTTAAGAAGGAAGGTATCACAGTTAAACAAGACGATAGAGGTAATATCGTTAAGTTTAAAAGAAAAGTCAGTCGTGCTGACGGGAATAAAAATCCTGCACCAAGACTGGTTGACTCTGCCAAAAATTCTATCGACACTTTGATAGGTAATGGCTCTACTGTTAAGGTTATGTACAAACCTTTTGAGTGGAAATTTGCTGGTAAATCCGGTAAGAGTCTTGACTTACAAGCTGTACAAGTCATTGACCTAGTGCCTTATGGCGAGGACTTTGATGTAGCTAGTGGTTATGTTGCAGAGAATGGCAACGAAGAATTTTAACTAATCAATAAATGAAACAGGGGGCGAATATGGATAACAATGACAATGGTTTTGTCGAGTATCATGTTCCCTGTTCAAGCTGTGGAAGTAGTGACGCAAGAAGTATTAATGCCAATGGCAGTAGTTATTGTTTCTCTTGTCAGAGCTACTTCCCTGCGGAAAACGGGGATTATATAAACAAAAACGAAAGGGGCGAGAATATGCAAGTTGCAGAAAGACAAGCAGATATAACTAACATTTCAGATAAGGTTAATGAGTTATATCAAAATGCAAATGCAAGTTTCATGTCTATCAAAGACAGAGGTATATCCGAAGAGACTTGTAAGAAGTATGGTGTTAAAGCATCCATGAACAATGGTATGATTGGCACACATATCTATCCTTACCATGATGAGACTGGTAGTTTGATAGGTATGAAGACTAGATATGTAAAGAATAAACAGTTTTCTATTGTTGGTTCAACATCTAATTCTGGATTGTTCGGACAACAATTATTTAATGGGGGAAAATATGTAACCATTACCGAGGGAGAAGTAGACGCACTTAGTGTTTACCAAATGTTAGGTTCTAAATATCCTGTGGTTTCCATTAAGAATGGCGTCTCTTCTGCCTTAAAAGATATCAAGAAGAGTTACGATTGGCTTGATAAGTTCGAGTCTATTGTGCTTAACTTTGATAATGATGAGGTTGGTAGAGAAGCTTCAAAGAAAGTTGCTGAGTTATTTCAACCCGGCAAAGTAAAGATAGTCAAGTTACCAGAGTCATACAAAGACGCTAACGATATGGCAGTTAGAAGAAAGTATGAAGAGTATACTAAGTGTTGGTGGAACGCACCAGTTCATGCACCAGACGGGATTATCAAAGGCACACAATTACTTGATGAGGTTCTTAAACCTATTGTCAAATCTAGTATTAACTATGGTTGGAAAGGTTTAGATGAGCTTACTTATGGTATTCGTAGCGGTGAGTTAGTTACTATTACTGCGGGTACAGGATTAGGTAAGACTTCTGTAATCAAGGAATTAGTTTATCATATATTCAAAAGTACCGAGAGTAACATCGGTATGATTATGCTTGAGGAAAGTCCTAAGATAACTGCATTAGATATCATGGGTACTGAAGCTAATCTTCCATTACGAAGACCCGATGTAAATTTATCTGACGAAGATAAAACAAACTACTTCAACAAGACAGTTGGTACAGGTAGATTTTATTTCTATAATCACTTCGGTTCAAATTCAGTAGACAATATAGTTTCAAGAGTTAGATACATGGCAAAAGCTTTGGACTGTAAGTTCATTGTACTTGACCACATTAGTATGATTGTATCTTCTCAAGAGTTTGGCGAAGAAAGAAAAGCACTTGATGAGATTATGACAAAGCTTCGTACACTTGTACAAGAAACAGATGTAGCTTTGATTTGTGTATCACATCTAAAGAGACCCGATGGTAAAGGACATGAAGAGGGTGCAGTCACTTCACTAGCACAGCTTAGAGGTTCTGGTTCTATTGCTCAACTATCTGATATGGTTTTAGGATTAGAAAGAGATAGTCAAAGTGAGGACATTGTAATGCGTAATACTACTTGTCTTCGTGTACTCAAGAATAGATTTGTAGGTATGACTGGACCTGCTACTTATCTTTACTATGATAAAGATACAGGCAGATTACATGAGACTGATAAACCATCACCAGAGGATAAGGAAGAAGATAAGTTTTAAATTTAAAAGGGGGCGAGAATGAGTAACAAGTTGTTTCTTGATATAGAAACTACAGAGATACAAGGTAATCAATTACCAAATAAAATTTTCTGTTTAGTTACTATTGATGATAAGAACAATATTAAAACTTATAGAGAAGGTGAGTATCATCTTTTCAAAGAAGATGTTTTAAACTACAAAGAGTTTATTGGACATAACATTATAGGATTTGATGCTCCAGTAATTAAAAAAGTTTTAGGTATTGATTTAGAAACTTATGGTAAAGTTACTGACACATTAATACTTTCAAGATTATTTAATCCTATTCGTGAGGGCGGACATTCCCTTCGAGCATTTGGAATTAAGTTTGGATTTAACAAATTAGATTTCAAAGACTTCACAAAGTTTTCACAAGAGATGTTAACTTACTGTATCAAAGATGTTAAACTTACTATTAAAGTTTATAACTTATTACAGAAACAAGGAGTTAATTTTTCTGAGCAGTCTATTAATTTAGAACATGATGTTGCTAGAGTTATTGAAAAGCAAATCAATACAGGATTTTTGTTTGATGTAGAAAAGGCACATTTACTTTTAGCTAGACTACAAGCAAAGCTAGATGAAGTTACAGATAAGGTAAGAGAAAGATTTAAACCTTTACCTACATTCAAACGATTAGTTAGACCTAGAAGAAAAGCTGATGGGTCTATGAGTATGGTTGGACTTGGATGTCTGGGTGAGGGGTGGGTAAATGTAGCCGGAGATTTTTCTCTTATAGAAATGAAAGAGTTTAATCTTGGCAGTCGACAACAGATTGCTAGATGGTTACAAAATTTTGGTTGGCAACCTAGTAAGTTTACTGAACATGGTCAACCAATTGTAGATGAGAAAGTTCTTGCTGAGATAAAAGATATACCAGAAGCAGAACTAATAAACGAGTTTCTTCTACTTCAAAAGAGAATAGCTATGATTGAGTCATGGTTAGAAGCTGTAGGAGATACGAGGAGAGTACACGGAAAAGTGATTACAATAGGTGCTATCACATCCAGAATGAGTCATCACTCGCCCAATATGGCTCAAATCCCTGCGGTGTACTCTCCTTATGGTAAAGAATGTAGGGAACTTTGGACAGTACCAAGCGGCTACAAACTAGTGGGAGTAGACGCAAGTGGACTGGAATTAAGAATATTATCCCACTATATGAATAACAAGGAGTATATTAATGAAGTCATTAATGGAGATATACACAGTACAAATCAAGCTCTTGCAGGGTTGGAAACAAGAGATACTGCGAAGACATTTATCTATGCGTTCATTTATGGAGCAGGTAACCGAAAGCTCGGAACTATCTGTGGAAGGTCTGAAGGTTATGGAAGACAGATTAAAGAGAGATTTCTTAGAGGTCTCCCAAGTCTTGCAAAGCTCAGAACAAGAGTGGATGCAGCTACTAGAAAAGGTTTCCTCAAAGGTCTCGACCAAAGATGCCACATCATCAGACAAAAGCACTCAGCCCTCAACACCCTCATCCAAGGAGCAGGAGCAATCGTGATGAAGAAAGCTCTTATCATTTTAGATAAGAGTATAGATGATAATAACATTGATGCTCTTCCTGTAGCAAATGTACATGATGAGTTTCAATATCAAGTAAAAGAAAGTCAAGCTGAAAAGTTTGGAAAGTTAGCTGTGCAATCTATAGTAGATGCCGGTAATCAATTAGGACTACGATGTCCGTTAAATGGGGAGTATAAAATTGGCAACAACTGGAAAGAAACCCACTAAGACTGTAGATACTTTAGTTCCGGATATCAATAAACTATTAGTTGGATTAGCTAATAACAAGAAACTAAAAATATCAGATAAACAGTTAGATGGTTTTCTAAAAAATATTAAAGACGCTATTGTTGATTGGTCCAATCCTGTCAAACAAAATAAATCTTCTCTTCGTATGTCTATCATTGGTAGACCTGCAAGACAGCTTTGGTATGACAAGCACAGACCAGAAAGACAATACACACCCGACCCATCAACTCAACTTAAATTTTTATATGGTCACATACTAGAACATTTAATTTTATTTTTAACTGAGTTAGCAGGTCATACTGTTACTGACCAACAAAAGAAAGTTAATGTTCATGGTATTGTAGGACACATGGATAGTAAGATTGATGGTGAAGTTGTAGATGTTAAGACTGCTTCACCTTATGCATTTAAAAAGTTTGAGCAAGGTACTCTTAATGAAGATGACCCGTTTGGTTATATCGCACAGCTAAGTGGTTATGAAGCAAGTGAGAAAACAAATCATGGTGGATTTCTTGCTATCAATAAATCAACTGGACAATTAGCTTTCTTTAAACCAGATGACTTGATGAAACCAAATGTTAAAACTTTAATAACAGATTTAAAAGATAAGTTAGAGAGTGAACAACCACCAGAAAGATGTTATGAACCTGTCTTCCATGAAAAGTCTGGTAATAAAAAACTACCTGCGGGTTGTGTATTCTGTTCTCATAAAGTAGAATGTCATAAAGATGCTAACGAAGGTAAAGGTTTAAGAGCATTTAAATATGCTAATGGTAAAGTTTATCTTACTCACATTGAGAAAGAACCAAAAGTAGAAGAGGTAGAAGTTAATGAATAGAAAACAAATGAAAGTAAT